GCAGACGTACTCTTGAAGTCATGGATGAACTTGGTATGATTGAATTGCCATTAAAAGTCAATGGGTTGCAAGTCAAAGTTCAACCAGTAGCTCCAATAGCCATGTCTCAGAATATGGAGAAAGTCAGTGAAATAATGCAATATATGCAGATAGCACAGAGCATGGGACCTGCCGGGCAGTTGGCAGTTAAGCAGGAAGTCCTTCTTGACTATATAGCCGACCAGCTTGCTATACCTGCCGAAGTCAGAATGACACCAGAAGAAAAGCAACAGATACAGCAAATGCTGATGGAACAAGCAATGCAGATGCAAAACCAACAAGGAATGATGCAAGGTGGCGGAGAACCAGAACAACCAGCTTGATGATGACCTTTGGGGAGCAATCCAAGAAGATCCGCAAGCATCCCAAATGGATATGCTATATGCAACCGTATTCAATACCCCAGATGGTTTGAAGGTTTTGAAGCATTTAGAAAGCACAACTATTGATCAGCCATGTTGGTTTCCGGGAACAGAAGCAAGCCAAGGATATTATAGAGAAGGACAAAATTCATTAGTTAGACAGATAAACAATCGTATAAGGAGAGCTAAAAATGTCTGAAGAACAGCAAGAGGAACAGCAAGAAGAGCAACAGCCCCAAGCTGAAAGCAGTATGCAAAAACTAGCAGGAGAGGATCTCAATGCCCCGACAGAAGAAGAAAACTCGCACCTCCAGACCGATGTTGAGCCGGAGGGTGTTGATCCAGACGAGGTTGAGTTCGTCAAACCGGAGTGGCTACCAGAGAAGTTCTGGGATACGGAGAACGGAACGAACATCGAGAAACTAGCAAAAAGCTATGCAGATTTAGAAAAAAGATTTTCAAAGGGCGAACACAAAGCCCCAGAGAGTTATGATGTTTCTTTTCTAGGAGAGAATGTTCCAGAAGATGATGAGCTTCTTAACAACTACAAGGAGATAGCCACTACCTATGGGATGTCACAAGAACACTTCCAGACACTTGCTATGCAGTTTGTTGGTGCGGTTGAAGAAGAGGAACGCGGTGAGCAGGAGTTTATTGAAGAGCAGAAGCGTCTGCTAGGAAATAATGCCGTTGAGCTTGTTCGATCAAACTATGATTGGGCAAACAGTCTTCTAAACAAAGGGGTCATCACTCAAAACGAATTTGATGTACTAGACCAGATGGGCGGTACGGCTGATGGAACACGACTGCTGCGAAAGATAAGAAACCTATCTAGTCCGAAAGAGCTTCCCATTCCGTCCTTCACCGGGGAAAGAAAGACAAAAGAAGAGTTAGCTCAGTATGTCGCTGACCCTCGTTGGAAGTCTGATCCTGTGTGGCGAAAACAAAAGGAAAAAGAGTTCTACGACAATATTGCATAATCTAGACGTTACTTTTAACTTTACTAAATTTTCAAGATATGGTATCGGTGGATTGAGCGATAACTACATCTGTAGCCGTTCAATCACTTTGATTGGCGGATTTAGTCCATAACCAAGAAAAACTAATGTTAATTTTTTTATGGAGCGATAGATGTCGAACAACGCAATTTCAAACGCATTCGTCACTATCTTTGAAAGCGAAGTCCATCAAGCTTATCAATCTGAAGCTAAGTTGGCTGGAACTGTCAGAACCCGAACAAATGTTGAGGGTTCAACTGTAAAGTTTCCAAAACTTGCTAAAGGTCAAGCTTCTGTTCGTAATCCTGGAACACAAGTTGTTCCTGTTGGGGCCCAGTTCTCAAGCGTAACAGCAACGATGGTGGATTATTCTGCATCAGAGTACAGTGATATCTTTAACCAAGCGAAAATAAACTTTGATGAGAGAGCAGAACTAGCCGAAATGCTAGGTAAAGCCATAGCCAGACGAGAAGATCAAGTGGTGATTGATGCCCTAATAAACGCATCAGCCGGGTCAACCGTTGCAAATACTGTGGTAACTAGCGGATCAGCAAGTGCTTCTGACCTCAATGTTGGAAAGATTATTGCCGCAGGAAAAGCACTAAACGCAAAAAACGTACCTGCTACCGAAAGATGTTTGTTAGTTCATGCTAACTCAATGGCATCCTTACTTGGTGATGAGAGAGCAGTAAGTTCTGATTTTATTCAGCTACAGGCTCTCCAGAGAGGTGAGGTTCAAACTTTCGCCGGGTTCAATATAATTATGTTTGGTGACAGAGATGAGGGCGGTATTCCAATTGATGGATCAAATGACAGAACGTGTGTAGCGTTCCACAAGTCAGCCATTGGTCTAGGTGTTGGTATGCCTGCTAAAACAGAAATCAACTATGTTGCAGAAAGAACATCGTTTCTTGTGACTGCCATGTATTCGGCAGGAGCGATAGCGGTAGATACTGACGGCATAGTAGATGTAACTTGTAGGGAGAGCTAAGATGGCATTTGTACGAAATGATTTCAATACCATCGGAGGACAGGCCAGAGCCGGGGTTACTCCAGCTATGTACGTCTATACCACAACAGAAGCTCATACTGCGGTGGATGCATCAGGATATTTCAATGATATCTCAGACATTCTAAACGTAGGTGACATGATTGTTGTGCATGGCTCAACTGGTGGTACACGAACAGTCACAATGCATATAGTAGTCTCAAACGCTTCCGGCGTTGTAGATGTATCCGATGGAACAACAATCGGAGCTGTATCAGACAGTGACTAATATTCTTGGGGGGTAGTTCCGACTGCCCTCCAAACCAAAAGGGGTTTGAATGGCAAGCACAGACACAGACGTTTCTATTTGTTCTCAAGCCCTATTACTGCTCGGATCAACGAGCATATCCTCCTTTTCCGATGGAACTGCCCCGGCTTCAATAGCTGGGGTTCTTTATCCAAAAGTTAAAGCACAAACCCTTGGGATGTACCCTTGGAGCTTTTCACTTACAAAAACACAGTTAGCACAGTCAGCATCTACTCCCCTATCTTATTGGCAGTATGCCTATGCCTTACCTTCAGATATGGTGAATGGAGTACCTCGAAAAGTATTTGTCTCTAATAATACAAACGCTCCAAATCTTACTGACTATGAGATACAAGGTGCTGAACTATTATCACAAGAGCAAACGATCTTTATAGATTATCAAAGGGATGTTGATGAGCAGTCAATGCCTGCTTATTTTGTACAACTTCTCATATATCAGATGGCATGGCATCTTGCTGAACCTGTAACAGACCAGACTACCAAATCAGAATATTGGAAGAATGTAGCCCTCGGAACTCCTCTTGAAAGTCTAAGGGGTGGCTACTTCCGTCAAGCTACTGCTATTGATGGATCTGGGCAATCTTCTCAAGTTCTAGCTGATTATGTACTAGTGGATGTCCGATGAGCCGGGTTACAGTTTACCAATCAAACTTCACAGTTGGGGAGCTTGATCCTCTTGTCAAAGGCAGAGTTGATCTCAATCAATATCCTTCTGCATTAGATAGAGCAAAAAATATAACGGTGATGCCGCAAGGTGGCTTTGAACGAAGACCGGGGCTTGCGTTCTTACAAGATCTGAGCAGTCATTTAGGTGGCTCTTTCAATGCCCAGAATGGTATAAGGCTCATTCCTTTTGAATTTAGTAATGATCAAAGCTTTATGTTAGTCTTTGTAAAGCAGTCAGCGTCTGAAACTAGAATGTTTGTCTATGCTAACAAGGTCCTAATAAGCAACATCAATAGTTCTGGTAATGATTATCTTGCTATAAATCTAGGTGATATTGATCTTTCCAAGCTGTTCTTCACTCAATCGGCTGATACACTAATACTTGTTCAAGAAGATCTTGCCCCTCGAAAGATTGTAAGGGGTGGGTCAAACTCAACATGGACTGAAAGCACTATATCCCTCACCTCTCCTTTTCATGCATTCACTATCTCAACATCAAATCCAAGTGCAACGATTACGCCAGACGCAGTTGATGGAACAGTTAAGATTACAGCATCATCCGGGATATTTTCTTCTGGCAATGTAAACCAGTATATCAATGTCCTCAATGGTTTTGGTCGTGCTAGGATTATTGAGTTTGAAAGCTCTACAGTTGTAAAGACAGTAGTTGAAGTTCCTTTCTTTGAAGCATCAGTAGCTATAGCATCTGGCTCATGGGAGCTTGAAACGGGATATGAAGCAGTGTTTTCTAGCACAAGAGGTTTTCCCCGGACTTGTACTTTCCACGAAGGACGGCTCTTTTTTGGTGGGTCAAAGTCTATGCCTAACACAGTGTTTGGCTCTAAGGTTGCTGACTTCTTTAATTTTAAAACAGATGAAGCTTTGGATGATGATGCGTTGTTTGTTACCATATCAAGTGACAGTCTGAATGCTATCAATGCTATCCGCTCTGGTCGAGACTTGCAGATCTTTACGTCATCGGCTGAGTTCTTCATACCACAGTCAACACTCGATCCAATAACACCATCAAACATAGTTATCAAGATTGCCACCCGTAGAGGGTCAAAAGAGGGTATCAAACCTGTGTCAGCGGAAACTGGCACTCTTTACATACAAAGATCAGGTAAAGCCCTCAGAGAGCTTATATTTAGCGACACTGACCTTAACTACAACTCAGACAATGTATCTCTTCTTTCCTCCCATTTGTTGAAGAACCCTACAAAGATGGCTCTGAGGGTGGCAACCTCTACAGACGATGGTGATCTACTTATGATCTGTAACGGAACGGATGGGTCAATGTGTGTCTATTCTATTCTTAAACCA